ATTTGCAGAACATCGGCCCGAGCGATCTGCCGGCGTCGCTGCAACACACCTACTGGAATGCGCAGAACGGCAAGCTCAAGTACAAGGAGAACGCGAAGGAGCTGTGGCGCACGGGCGCGGTGATGGACGTGCTGATCGTGACGTTCCGCTCGCTCACGCAGACGCTCCGTCTGTTCGCTGATCGCATCGAGGCGATTCGCGGCTTGACGCCGGAGCAGCGCAAGATCATCGAGCACGAAATCTCGGACACGCTGGTCAACACGCTGCGAAAAAACTTGATTGACGACTTCTCGATGTATAACGGCTTCCAGGACAAAGAGCCGCTTGCGGACATCAAGCTCGAAGACTTGCCGGAAGAGGATGAGGAAGACAATGATGACTGACTACAACGACCTCGCCGAGCTGGTGATTGACTGCGCCGAGTCCGCGCTGGTTGCGCCTGAGCGCGTCTCGGTTTCGGAAGCAGCGGCCAAGTACCGGATGCTGGACAACGAAGGCTCCTACGTCGGTCCTTGGCTCAACGAAGAGACGCCTTACCTGGTCGAGCCGATGAACGTGCTCAACGACCGCAGCTACGAGTCGTGCATTTTTGTCGGCCCGGCGCAGAGCGGCAAGACCGAGATCATCATCAACTGGCTCACCTACAGCGTGCGCTCGGACCCGGCGGACTTGCTCATCATCCAGACGGCCCGCGACACCGCACGCGACTTCTCGTATCGCCGCATCGACAAGTTGCACCGCGATAGCCCGGAAGTGAAGGCGCGGCTGCGCCCCGGCAAGGACAACGACAACATCTTCGACAAGTTCTACCGCAACGGCATGATGCTCTCGCTCGGCTGGCCGACGATCAATCAGCTCTCCGGTCGCCCGGTGCCGCGCGTCGCGTTCACCGACTACGACCGCATGCCGCAGGACATCGACAAGAACGGCCCGCCGTTTTACCTGGGCCGTAAGCGCATCACGTCTTTCAACTCGTTCGGCAAGGCGCTGTGCGAAAGCTCGCCGTCGTTCGACGTGACCGACCCGAAGTGGAAGGCCAAGACGCCTCACGAGTTCCCGCCGTGTGAAGGCATCGGTGCGATCTACAACGAAGGCGACCGCCGCTGCCTCTACTGGCAGTGCCCGCATTGCGGCGAGTGGTTCGAGCCGAAGTTCTCGCTGCTGACCTGGGAGCGTAAGAACCCGGACCCGTTCGTTGCGGCCGAGTCGACGATGATGGCTTGCCCGCGTAACGGCTGCATGATCGAGCCGTCGCACAAGTACGAGCTGAACAAGCGCGCGGTGTGGCTGCGCGATGGATGCAGCCTGGACCGCGACGGCAACGTGCTCGGCGTCGGCGTGCGTTCGCGCACCGCGTCGTTCTGGCTCAAAGGGCCGGCGGCGCGCTTCATCACGTGGCAGAAGCTCGTCGAGCGCTACTTGCTGGCGCAGCAGACCTTCGAGCGCAGCGGCGACACGAAGTCGCTCATGGCCCTGGCAGACGGTTCCGAACCCGGTGCGTTTCCTGGTCGCGACCGTCGACATCCAGAAGAATATGTACGTGGTCCAGGTTCACGGCATCGCGCCGAGCGAGAGCGTCGTTGAAGGCCGCAAGACCTACGACATTTTTCTCGTCGACCGTTTCAAGATCATCAAGTCCGAACGAAAGGACGCCGATGGCGATACGCTGTGGGTGAAGCCGCACGCCTACCTCGAAGACTGGAACCTGGTCACGGAGCAGATTGTCGAGAAGGAGTACCCGCTCGAAGATGGTACGGGCTTCATGTCGGTCAAGATCACCGGCATCGACTCCGGCGGTAAGTCTGGTACGACGACGAAGGCGTACGACTACTGGCGCAAGATGCGCAACGACGGACGCGGCTCGCGCGTGCAGCTTCTCAAGGGCGAGCATAAGTTCGGTGCGCCGCGTGCGGAGATCGACTACCCCGACACTGATCGCAAGGACCGTTCGGCTGGCGCACGCGGCGAGATTCCCGTTCTCTTCTTGAACTCGAACGTGCTCAAGGATTCGCTGCTAGGCATGCTCGACCGCGAGTTCAGCGGCGGCACGTTCTTCTTCAACAAAGCAGGCACGCCGGACGAGGTCTACGTCGAGATGACGACCGAGATCAAGAACGACAAAGGCCAGTGGCTAAACCCCGCCGGTCGACGCAACGAAGCGTGGGACTTGGGCTACTACTGCCTGGGCATTTGCCACGCGCTGCGTGTCGAACATTTCGATTGGGAGACGCCGCCGAGCTGGGCAGACGAGTGGAGTAAGAACACACTTGTTCGCACCGTCGACAAGCCCAAGCCGTTTGCACAAACCCCGACTACGGATTATGGTTTCGGCGACTTGGGCAAAAAGCTAGGGTGAGAAATGGCCGACTTGGCGCAGTTGCAAACGTGGCTCGCTGAAGCTCAAAGTGCCTACCATACCGCTATGACGGGCGGTCAAATCCTCGTCGTCGTCGATCAGAACGGCGAGCGAATCGAGTACAGCCGAACCAACACGGCTTCCCTCGTCCGATACATGGCCTGGCTCCAGGCTGAAATCAACAAGCTCATGGGGGTCGCAGTAACTGGCGGCCCCCTTCGCATGGTCTTTTAAGGGGTCGCCAGCATGACTTTGAACCCGACCGTAGTTCGTTCTCCGGAAGGCGACCAGGCCATCGTCGTCGCGCCTGGCGATCAGATGTTCGGTGGCGCCTTCGAGGGCGCGAAACACCTCAACCGACAGACCGCTTCCTGGCACGCGCCGAAGACTTCGCCGGACCAGGAGATCAACCCGAACAAGGACACGCTCGATGCGCGTGCTCGCGATCTCATCCGCAACGATGGATACGTGGCAGGCGCGCTCGATACGCACAAGGACTCCATCGTCGGCGGCCAGTACCGCCTCAACGCGCGTCCGGACTGGCGAGCCCTCGGCTTCACCGAAGAGTGGTCTGAAGAGTTCCAGCTCATCGCCGAGCGCAAGTTCGCGCTCTACGCCGAGTCGCCGCTGTGCTGGATTGACGCGGCGCGCAAGAACGGGCTGACCGGCCTGGTCCGCATGGCGCTCGCGCAGACGTTCACTGGCGGCGAAGCGCTCGCTGCGAGCGAGTGGATTGAAGGCGGCCGTCGCCCGTACAAGACCGCGATCAACATGATCGACCCGGACCGCCTGTCGAATCCGTTCGACGCGGACGACACCGGCAACATGCGTCGCGGCTGCGAGATCGACCGCTTCGGCGCGACCATCGCGTTCCACATTCGCGAAGGCCATCCGGCGGAGTCCTACTGGACGCGCTCGAACTACACCTGGAAGCGCGTGCCGGCCTACATGAAGTGGGGCCGCCCGCAGATCATCCACATTGCCGACATCATCCGCCCTGGTCAGACGCGCGGCATTGCCGGCATCACGTCGACGCTGAAAGAGATGCGGATGACGAAGACGTTCAAGGACATCACGCTCCAGAACGCCGTCGTCAACGCGACCTTCGCTGCGGCCATCGAGTCGGAGCTGCCGCGCGAGATGGTGTTCGCGCAGCTCGGCCAGGAGGAGAACTCGGGCTTGGGTTGGATTTCGCAGTACATGAACGCGCTCGCCGCGTACACCGGGCAGTCCGACAACCTGGCGATTGACGGCGTGCGAATCCCGCACCTGTTCCCTGGCACGAAGCTCAACCTCATGCCGGCAGGTACGCCGGGCGGCGTGGGCACGGGCTTCGAGGAATCGCTGCTGCGGCATATCAGCGCGTCGCTCGGCCTCTCGTACGAGCAGTTCTCGCGCGACTTCTCGAAGACGAACTACTCGTCGGCCCGCGCCTCGATGCTGGAGACCTGGAAGTACATGCAGTCGAAGAAGAAGCTGGTCACTGACCGCTTCGCGACGCTCGTGTACCTGCTGTGGCTCGAAGAGGAAATGAACAACCCCAACACCGACCTTCCGCTGCCGAAGGGCTCGGAGCACTTCTACGAAGGCACGAACCGCGAAGCGTACAGCCGTTGCGATTGGATTGGCGCCTCGCGCGGCCAGATCGACGAGCTGAAGGAAACGCAGGCGGCCGTGCTGCGCATCGCCTCGGGCCTGTCGACTCGCGAGAAGGAGCTGGCGCGCCTGGGCGACGACTACCGCGACATCCTGGACCAGCAGCTCCGCGAGCAGAAGCTCATCGCGAAGATGGGCCTGACCTTCGACATGACGGCGAGCAAGCCGGGCACGTTGAAGGAGACGGACGGCAAGGCCGGCGGCAACGACAACGACGACGCCGACGACGAAGAAAATTCCCAAGGCAACCGCACCCCGGAGAAAAACTGATGAACCCGACCCACGCGCTGCGCAACGCACTCATCGAAGGCTTCAACGGCCGCCCGGCGCTCCTGGCGCCTGCGGAGGTCGAGAAGGTCACGTCGCTCTTCATGGGCGTCATGGCGCGGCAGGACTCGCCGCCCGCCGAAGAGCGCGCCAGCGCCGATGAAGCGTGCATGGTCGCCGTCGAACAGGCGTACGGCGAGAGCTTCCCGCGCACGGGCGCCGACCGTAAGTCGTTCCTCTTCAGCAACGGCCTGGCCTTCATTCCGGTACGCGGCGTGCTCGTGCACCGCAACGGCGATTCCTGGGCCGGCACGCGTGGCTACGACGACATTCGCCGCGAGTTCGATGCCGCGATGGCGGACCCGGACGTGATGGGCATCGTGCTCGATTCGCACACGGGCGGCGGCATGGTGTACGGCAACTTCGAGCTGTGCGAACACATTCGCGCTCGTCGCGAAGAGAAGCCGTCGATGACCGTCATCAACGCGGGCGCGCTCTCCGGCGGCTACTCGCTCGCCAGCGCGACCGGCAAGATCGTCTCGACGCCGTCCGGCGATGCCGGCAGCATCGGCGTTCTGACGATGCACGTGGACGTGAGCAAGGCGCTGGAGAAGTTCGGCGTCAACGTGCAGCTCGTGTTCGCAGGCGATCACAAGGTCGACGGCAATATGTTCGAGCCGTTGTCCGACAGCGTCCGCGCCGACATGCAGTCGCGCATCGACGTGATGTACCAGAAATTCGTCTCCACGGTCGCAATCAACCGTGGGATGTCTGAGCAAGCGGTTCGTGATACGCAGGCCCGTGTGTTCCAGGCGGACGATGCGGTCAAAGCCGGCTTGGTCGATGCCATCATGGCCCCGCAGGCAGCAGTGGCATCTTTCCGGGCCGAAGTCTTCGGCTCTACCAACAACGACGAAAGGAGTGACAACATGAGCGACACCAAGAAGACCGACGAGCAGATCACCGCCGACGCCGCTGCTGCCCAGGCCGCGAGCCAGGCCAACATCGACGCCGCCGTTGCTGCCGACCGCAAGCGCACCGCCGACATCATGGGCTGCGACGAAGCCAAGGGCCGCGAAGGCATGGCGCAGCATCTCGCCCTCAACACCAAGATGTCGGTCGAAGAGGCCCAGGCCATGCTGAAGGTCGCGCCCGTCGCGGCGACGGCGGCGGCTCCGAAGGCCGGCAGCGCGCTCGATGCCGCGATGGCTGCGAGCGGCGGCGGCCCCGGCATCGGCGCCGATGGCGAAGACACCCCGAAGGAATCGGCCGCTGGCGGTCTCCTGGACGCCTACGTCGGCACCACCGGCAACAAGGCGGTGCTGCGCGAAGACCTCCGAAAGTAATCGTAAGGTCGTCGCGGCCTAGACGATAAAAATCGGCTACATCTCAACAGAAAAAGGAGCATCGAAATGACCGACTTCACCAAGCTCGCCGCTGGCAGCACGGATGTCAGCAACCAGAACGGCGGCGTCCAGCTCTTCGCAGGCGAGTCCGACATCGTCACCACGCAGGGCAAGCTCGTGACCGGCGTCGCGTACGTCGCCGGCCAGGTGCTCGCCCGCGTGGCTGCGAGCGGCCTGTTCGCCAAGCACGCGCCGGCCGCTTCGGATGGCACCGAGAAGGCCATCGCCATCCTCGCGTACGACGTGGCGGTGCC